CAGCTTGCAGTTGTCCGCGACTTTGGCTTGGTTAGGCTGCAGCAGCCGAGAGCTGATGCGCGGTATAGTTCCGCGAAATGCTTTGATGTTGACTGCTGCCATGATGCGCCCTAGCTAAGTGTGGTACTGAACGAATTTATCACGCGCAGAGGTTTTGCGCCACAGCTACGTGGTCTACCCCCAACAACTTTGGTTGTCACAAAGTCGGCATTGGCGGTGAGTTCAGCAAACATTATTTTAGACTACAAACTGCACTGAACACCTCTACATGACCGCAGTGGCTAGAGGTTTGCTACGCGTGACATCCGCGTATCCAGTGTACGCGTAGCAGTCTGGGTTAAACCGCTGGATCAAAGCATCATGTTTAGGGCCAGCCGTAAAACCTTTCCAGCGTGCGCCAATAGTAGACATCTCGATGCCTTCGTCCCACCTTTGTGCCGAGAAAAGCGCAAAACCTGCAGTGACAGCCCGTTCACGGATACCCCTACCGTGTGTTTGCCCTTCTCGTTGGACGCGGCTTTGCAGCATACTGTGTGTCAAGTCACCCCAGCCGGTACTTGGTACTTCGATGTTTTCTACACCCGGATGTGCATGGCTTGGTATGACTGGGTTTGGGTGGATAAAGTACATCTCAAACTGGTACCGCCCATGCCGAAACAGGCAAGTCGCCGTGGCGTCGTCCGACAGAAAAACTTCTGATGTTTCTGGCAAAAGAATGGGCATTCCCGCAGCCAAATACCACTCAGTGAAATGCACCAAGTCAGAGAACTCGGGCACATCACTAGGCAAAATTTTACGCATCGCGTGTAGTCAACGCTGACAATACTTCAAAGAGCGCTGCGCCTTGCGGCACCATGTTTGGCGCAATAATGTCGCCAGTGGGCTCACGCAAAGCATGTATGCAGTACGCGACGGTGTTTTCAGAGGCAGCCGTCAGAGTGTGCTGCGTGTTCGCCTCAATGTAGATCATGCTGGGGGCAGTGAACATGGTTTCTTTGTCACCGATAAGCACAGACATCTGGCCTTTTGCAAGGAGTGTCAGGTGGTCGTACGGATGGCCGTGCCCCAACTCTTGGTCACCCGATGCAGCAAAATGCATCTGGCGAACAAACACGTTGGCTACGGTGCCGATATTTACTTCTGGTTGCGCCATGGCAAAATTCCTTTATTTATGAGTCTGCCTTGAGGACAGTCACTTGAATGCGCCCCGTAGCTTCAGTTGGAAAAATTTGTTTCTTGTCTTCCAGCACCTTTGGTCTTGCACTGAATGTAAACGGTATGGTCTGAGAAGACCGAGCCGGTTGTCGTTCAATTTTCTTAGACGTGAAACTTCGCGCAAAGTGCCCCCCGGCGTCCTCTGGCTGTAGCTCAATAAGCATGTGGTCTGCTTCAGGAGGCTCTGGAGGACCTACGTCATGGACCGCCACGTATCCAGATGGGCACACGAAAACGTCACCCATATCGGGGAAAAGAAGTCGCAAGTCGCCCTCAAACACAGGGTACTCCCCTGTGTCTGTCTTCATGTATGCATATATGTTCATATGTTAATCAGCGTTTGCGCATTCGTGGCTGGGGGTATATTTACAGCCGTGCCTGCTTGTTTTGTAAAAGACGACGCGGAAGGGCTTACGCCTGCAACGACTGTAGCCGTATTCGACGTAACAGTTAACACTGGAGTTGTTTGGTATGACAACGTACATACACTGGTTAACGCGTAAGTGCCAATGCCAGAGCCATCTGTTTTCACTGTAATCGTGACAGGAGTTAGCGTTGTACTGTACTCATCATATATACCACAACCAAACGAAACGGAAAGCAACGATTCGTTGCCAGTAAGAATTAACGCGTTTGAAGTAGGACTTACTGCGTAATTATCTGTAAAACAACGCTGCCAAAGCAGTGTTCCAGAAGAGTTAAATTTGACCAGCCAAACGCGAGAAGTATTTGTATTATCCGAAGTGATATAGTACAAGGCGTATATGTTGTTCGCGCTGTCCATAACGCAGTCACCGTCAATAAGTACTTGGTACCCACGATCAGCGTAAGAAATAAGTCTCGACCACTGTATGGTTCCGGCGCTGTTGTAGTATGTGACAGATGCGTTGCCTACGTTCCCTGCGTAACCAGTTATTGCCACTTCGCCGGACGCGCCAATACCGGCGCGGCTGTTTGTACGCGGCTGAGAAATTGGTGACGTAACAAACGTAAACGCTCTGTTCAAAAGTTCCGTACCTGCAGAGTTGTACTTTACAAACCCGATGTACGCAGAAGTTGGTGCGGCAAGGTTCTGTCTGTACGTCATGTACACATTACCGCTGCTATCGAGCGAAAGCCCACGAACAAGAAAATCTGGGTTGCCTGCGCTTGTTGAGCTGAAATTATAAGGCGGTAAGGCTTTAGACCAGCGTATATTAAGCGACGAATCTAATGCTACAAGATAATATGCGTAGTAGCTAGACCCCACTGAAGTCTGTGCGGCAATTGTAACATACACGTTTTCTGAAGCATCAACGATCACTCTTGTGTGTATGGCTTCAAAAAACGCATAGTTGCCAGCCGGACCTAGCAGCCTTACAGACTGTAGAACTGTTCCAGCAGGGCTTATTTTGGCTACATTTTGCACAACACCGCCTGAAACCGCCATGTAGATATTTGACGTAGTGAATGGACCTACTCCAGCACCTTTACAATCAGCACTGTTAGATGCGGTCTCGGATATAGCAGAATTTGATGCTAAATTACCATTTATATAATGTTTTTTAAGTTGTATGGTATTTAGGCTTTGGTCGTAGAAAACTGTGTAAAAACAGTTCTGGTCGGAGGCGGGGCAAAGAACACTTATGTAGTTAGCAATGCCGAGCGTCGTGCCGATAGAATACCCCTCCGTGCCCAACGCCCACGTGGAGCTTTTTGAGGCAAGACCGGCCATGCTAAACGCGGTCCCGGATGCTCCAAGATTGCTACCAAGCGAGCGAACTCGGGGAGTGTTCAATGTGACAGCAGCCGTGCTGGCATTGCCGAGCTCCGTGTTTACGGCGCTAAGTGTAATGTTTGTTGCCGGTAAAGCCATATAAACCCTTACAGAATAGTACCAAACGCAGTGACATTGCCGACAACAACGGCATTGCCGTCAGAGTCAAGGCGCATCTTGTTGGTGCCATTATGCCTAAAGTACAGGTAGCCGCCAGACTCAGCGAACGACCAAGAGCCTGTCGAGACGCCAGCCGAGAAAGTGTTTGTGCCGGTATAAGTGTTGCTGCCGCCCAAAATGTTGATAGCGGTCTGAACGTCCAGAGCTGTAAGACGAACGCCTACCACTGAGCCAGCCGTGAATGACCGAGCAATTGTGCCTTCTTGCCCACGCAAAATGTTGCTGAACACGGCAGAGCCAGTGTTGCGCGTACGCACGTAGATGATCTCGACGTTGCCGTTTACATCCTGAAGCGTAGCTTTGAACCAGTTGCTTGATGAAGGCAGGCTTCCAGTTCCTACGTTAGCTGTCGGGAATAGATCAGCCGAAGCGGATTCGATCGTAAGCGATGTGGCCACGTCAACAATCGTGCTTGTAAGTGTAGACCTAGCGTTGTTGGAAAACTGTTGAGGCATTGCCTACTCCTTCAGGTGTTGGGCACTATTGTAATGGGCATGGCGCGAAGCGCCAATAGCTTACGCGTAGGCTGGCCCGCCAGCGCTCAGGAGCGCAAGTGCTTGGTTGGTGTGCAGGATGCGGTCGTTCAGGCCGATGGTGCCGCCGTTGATCTTCTTGGTCAGGGCCAGATTGTTGCCAGACTCGGCAATGGCGTTCAGCTTCTGTGTGTTCCAGAAGAACCCAGCAGTAAGAGCGGCGTACTGGGGCGTAGCCACAAGATCGGGCTCCATGATGAAGTCGACGCCCAGAGCCTTGCCCGCGTGGAAGTAGTTGGCCGAGCCGGTGAGCTGGATGCACCCACGGCCACGGAAGCGGTACCCGTCACCAGACGCCTCGTCCCGGTTGCCCATGCGGTCAGCGTAGACCTTGTTGGCGATCTTCTTGGGCTGACGGGCGTACTGGTTGGCGATCTCCAGCGTTGGAAAACGCTTGGGCCAGATACGCATCAAGGTCTCAGCGCGGTAGTTCAGGTTCTCTTCCAGCACTCGGAAGTTACCGCACTCGTGCCCGCACTGGCCGAGGAAAGCAGCCTGCTGGCGGGGTGTCAAGATGCTGAAACGCTCGAATGTCTCGTTCAGCGGGTCAACCCACTTAGGGTCAATGTGCAGTTGCTTGAGTTGTTCAGCGTTGACCATTGAGAGTGTTCCTTACTTCGTTGTAGGCGTCGATGCAGGCGTTGAGCTGGTTGATGGCTTTGTCTCCGTCTGCGGCGATTTGGGCGATGAGCTGGAGGGTTTCTCGCTCGGCGTCAGCAGCTTGATCAGTCTGTCCGTCAGGTTTGGCTCCCGCTTCTGGGCTATTTCCGGGGGCAGGGGCGGCACTTGGGCTGGCTTGTACACAACTGGCGGCGGGGAGGCGCATCCTGCCAGAAGCAATGAGGCGATTAAGGTCAGTTTGTTTCTTGGCGACATCATCGTTTGCCTTTCTCAACTCGTTGTCTTTGTCTGTGACAGCCTTGGCCATCTCCTGCTCTTTGGCGCGGGACTCTTCATTCTTGCGGGCAATCTCCACCTGCATCTCAGCGTCACGCTGAGCCCAGCCCTTGTGGTGGCCAGTGAAGTACGTGACAACTGCAATGACAGCAGCGCCGAACAACGCCCACGGGAGTGGTACGCCGAACATCACTTCACCTCTTGGCGAGCAGCTGCCAAAATTTCACGCTCTGCGTCGTCTTCCATGTGCTCAGGCGGAGTCGTTGGTGGTGGGCCGGGAGTCCATGACTCGTCGAGCTCTGGGTTCTTGAAACCCATCCAGTTGAAGTTCGGCATCACAGAAGGCGCAGGGGCTGGCTGAGGAGCCGGGGCCGGAGCTGGCGGCGGGGTAGGTGTAGCCGCAGGTGCTGCAGGTGGTGTGCCTCCGGCCATAGCGTTTGCCACAGAGCCAACGGCCCGCTTGCCAACGATGCCGCCGATACCACCCACAATCAGCAGCACGATGTCATTGAGCATCTTGGTGTAGGCTTGGTCAATGGGGGCCATTGACTTGATTGGCTGGGTCACAAACGTCACGGAATACAGCAGCGCGATGACGATGAACGTCAGGATGAGCGTGATCATGACGACCACAAAAGCCCATATCCTGACCTCAATCTGCTCAGCGGACAGGTGTTGGTGTTTCGGAAGGCTTAGTTTGGTCAATTTGCTTCTCCAAGATAGGGGCCACCATGTACTCAGGGCAAGTCTGCGTGAACTGGCAGCGTGGTTTTTGGCACTGCTCTTTGTGGAAATTGTCAGGATTCTGGCAGAAATACCGGTACCGTTCCTCGCAGGCTGCCAGCAGACTGAGTAACGCCACGAAAATCAACTTCCGCATTTGACCTCCCGGCAGTAGTAGACGACCTCGATGCCAATCCACATCAGGATCACGAAGACGATGGTGGACAACGTGATGGCGATCCACAGCTCAAGGTTTTCTTTGCGCTTTTTGCGGGCCTGCTTGGCTGCGTCTGCGGCCCTGCGGCGCTGGGCCTTGTCGTCCTCATCCATTTGATTGCGGAGAGAGACGATCTTTTCCCAGATGTCCATGTTGTTTGGGAAAAACAGACCCTTGACCTGCTCCTCAAAATTGCGGGCGTCCGCAAGCGCCAGCTCCAGCTCCACGGCCTTGCCCATGTTGGAGCCTTTGAAGCCGCCTTTCTGAACCTCGTCGAGCACCTTGACAGCGTCTGCCTTGGCGTCAAAGTATTTGCCAAGCACAGGGCCGAGACTGCGCACGTCATCGACAGTCTTGACGGCCTTCTTGACCAGATTTACGGCAGCAGATACGGCTGCAAGAGCGCTTAGCGGGTCCATAACACCTCAACCATTACTTTGGTTGTCCAGATGACAATACCGACAATCAAAATCGCCGCGACCAGAGCCTCGGCGAAGTCTCTCATGTCTTATCGGCTTTGCCGTCCAGCTTGTCGAAAATCTGCTTGACCATCGACTTGATCTCAGCGATGTCAGCTCGGTAGTCATCCTTGGCTACGTAGGTGTGCGGCAGCTCATTGACCTTGTCTTCCAGCCGCTGGATCGTGCGCGTCAGGTTGTTGATGACATAGATCGCCAAAAACCCGGCTACCGATACTACGAGGTTGAAGAGTTGTTGGTTGTCCATGGTTAGCCTTCGATCAATTTTGCAACTAGCTGCTCAAGCCTGTCAATTCGGTCCATGGTCTCGACAAGCGCGGGGAACGCCAAAACGCCAAGTTTACCGTAATCCACCGCCAAAGAACCGTCCTGTCGAGTACGAACTGCCAGAGGAAACACACGGAGCACGTCCTGTGCAATCACACCGAAGTCTGATTTTTGCACAAAGTAGCCGTCTTCGCCGCCGTGCTCTGCAATGTACGCGTCAGTCCAGTCGAAGTACTTCCCGCCAATGGCCCGCACAATGCTGCTTGCATCGGTGATCTCAGCGACGTTTTCCTTAAACTTGACGTCCGACGAGAAGTAAGCGGTGACGTTGTTTGTCGCTCGAATCTCACCCGTAGTGCCGGATGCGGGAGTGCCAATACCTAAAGACCCGAACTGCACACTTGCTGAAGTGCCACCGCCTCCAGAGCCGTTTGCTGCTGCAGTAACAATGCCTTGCGCGTTTACAGTGATGTCAGCGGATGTGTAGCTGCCAGCCACCACGGTTGTGCTTGCCAATGCAAGTGTACCGGTCGCGTCAGGAAGCGTTGCCGTGCGGTCGTTGTTGCTGTTCGGGGATGCAAGCGTAAACGCGCCGCTGCCGCTGGCGTTGCCTTGAACTTTTACGATACTCATGGTATGGCCTTTAAGGCATGTCGCCCCGTTGTTGGGTTACCCTTGTGGCGGAGCCATTGACGGAATGGTGGGCTGTTCATCCGCGTAGCGTATTTGCGCCTGCGCAACCACAGCATCCACGCTTGCTGGGATTGTATCTACCGACGGGTCTTCTGTCATCCTGCGGACCTCAGCTTGATAAATCTCCTGCTTGGCTGCAAAAATTCGAGAGGCCACAAAGTTCTCTACCCACTCCTGCGGGCTTGCAGCCAAGTACCGCATGCACTTTTCATCCAAGTCCGTCAACTGAACCGTAATTGTCATTGCCATTTTCTGCTCCTTTAACCAATTAAAAAGCCCGTGAACTGGGCGTACGGTGGGTACCACTGCTGCGTCACACTGCTGTACACATACGTCCGCACATTATCCCCCGCCGCCAAGTAAAAAACATCGTTGATCTGCGTATCGAAATTGTAGCCACCCGCTATGTATGTACGCCCGCGAAGTCTGTACGCTGGCGTACCCGAGGGTGTTGCCTGCCGAGTTGAGAAACCGCCGTTGATGATAAAAACCGGGTGCGTGTAATCTGTAACCCCGCCACCTGTTTTCGAGCAGTACATCGACATCTCAAAATAGTAGATGCCGCTCACAGGCGCGGTAAACAACCCGTCTGATGTGTTGTAGCCCGAGCCGTTATTTATGTTGGTGGTGTTGAAGACAATGGTGGTCCACGTCCCACCCGTCATGTTTTGCCAAGCACCTTGATTTCCCGTTGCGCAAAAGTACGGACGGTTTGACTGAACTGGGAAGTTGGAGCTGTTGATGTTCAAGCCCGTGATGGAGTTGGCCGTCATGCTCAAGGCACTGTTGCTGGTCTGGACTGTGGCCCCATTGATGTTGATTGGCATATCAGTTGCTCAGGTAAGACCCGCTCCAAGCTGAATAAGATTGGTAGCCCTGCATGGTTCCGCTTCTCGGTAAATACACCTGCACATAGTCGCCTGCGGTCAAGTAG